GATATGTAGATACTTTAAATCTTCATGTGATGAATGATGGTAGTGGCTATCTTTTTGGGTGCATTTGTAGATGATTAGTGCTATTTACAAATTATGTCTATTCATGGAAAAAGAAAACTTAATAAACCTTTTAGAACACCATCAGCTTCAAAGAAGTTTGGGGTATTTGTTAGAAACAGAAAAACAGGCAGAGTACAAATAGTAAGATTTGGCTCGAAAAGGTTATCAATCAAAAAAAACATACCAAGTCGTCAAAGGTCATTCATGAAAAGGTTTGCACCTATCTTGGCTAAAGCTAAACGATCAGGAAAACAGCTTAACCTACAACCTGTCTTTTGGGCAGTAAAGAGTTGGAGAAAAGGATTTAAGATATGAGTAATAAACCTCTTAATCTATCTGAAGAAGCAAAAGTACAAATGCCATTTAAGACAGTTGCTAGTCTGATCGTAATTGTAGCACTTGGAACAATGGGATATTTTCAAATGGTTGAAAGGTTAAATATTACAGACACAAGATTACAATTAATGGAAAAAGATTTAGAAGAAAATACAGAGTTTAGAATTAAATGGCCAAGAGGACAATTAGGTTCTTTACCAGCAGACTCAGAACAGTTTATGATGATTGAG